GTGAATAGACAGATAAGAAGTACAGATAAGACCTACGGCTTTGTCCTTTCGGAGAATAGCCCCTAGTAAGAGGGTGATCCCCTCAAACCAGTTATCTACTATAGGTGGATACCGACGGGAAGCAGTTATAGCGATTAGTAGGTTTTGTGTAGAAATGCATGAAACCCAACGTCCACTAGATTGTGGAACGAGAGTTGAAGTCCATAGTACCCGGGATCTCTGTTTTCCCTCTGGGATGAATAGAGTGAAGGTACCTATAGAGCTCGCTTTGGAAGGCCATAAATTGACAATCTGGCTCCGGTAGTCTACCGGAAGGAGAGTCAGGGGATGGTTAACCACTGCGGGTTGCTATTTGGAACCCTTCAGCAGACCTACTGCCTCCGCTCAGGAGCGCCTGCGGCCGTTAGGTGTTTTTACATCTAACGAAACCGAAGGTGAACTAGGCAAATATTATAGAAATATTTTAAATGCTATTTAGTAGACTTAAGATTGAAAACCTTAGAGTCTCTTCTAAACTAGTTCATTGGCGGCCAGATTTAAAAGTCTGGCGTAACCTTTTGGAACCCATGATTTCATGGACCAGATTGGTTACAGGTAGACCTACTCGAAGTAAGGTTATCCAATTAGCGACCTTCGCAAAGTGGGTTGTGAATATGGTACGTAAGCAGGGTGTTCCAGGGCTAGTCTTGTATCTGAAAGCAGCGCATACCTTGCTAATGCAGGGTGTGCCTGGATCAGAACTTAAAGCGTCTTCGCGAGCGATCGCGAAGGTAGCTGTGGCCACGGGTGGCGACAACCTTCCTAGAGTTATTCCTGCGTACGCACGTGGGTTTATACGAAGGGGAGATGTCTCCACCATTAGGTTCTGGTTAACGATGCTTGGCATGTATAGAATCTTGTTGATAAAGCCGAATTACAAATTTACGACAATCACCGACCCCGGGAAAACTCTGAAAAGAGAATTCCTTAAGGAGTGGCGGTCGTTTATACGTTATCGGTTTTTGAAAGAAGTTGAAATGCATGTAGGTTGGAAGTTGTTAGACGTCGGGACCAGTGTCTTACAACGACCAGCAGTGTTTCCCATAATGAAGGCTTCAGCTGATATCCCGGCCGTTGACTGGGATAAAGGCGAAGTTGGTCCATCGACCTCATTCGGCTGTCGGTTCAACGCTGCGAAGCGTTGGACTTCAGGCTCATGGGGATGGAGTCTTTTCCGTTACCTCTCGGTGATACCGGGAGGGACGGGAACGACAAAGTCCCTATGGACACAAATGACTGAGGTGGCTGAGGCTGCTCCCTTGGCTCAGCGACGAAGTCTCTCAGAGAGAGTCTTCGAAGCTACCAGACGTCCGAGAACTGAGTTAGGTCTAATCAGCCTAGCTAAAGGAGGCGAGTTTGGTAACGGAACCAAGACGAATGGTCGACTATCTGTAAAGATAGAACCTGCGGGCAAAGCCCGTGTGTTTGCCATGGTGGATTACTGGACACAAGTAGCGTTGAAGCCATTGCATGAGTATATTTTCTCTATTCTTAGAGAAATATCTCAAGATGGGACTTTTAATCAACTAAAGCCTGTAAAAAGGTTGATAGAGAATACTAAGTCTGATCAAAAGATTTATTCTTTTGACCTAAGTGCAGCGACTGATCGTTTACCTGTCCTGCTTCAGGGTCTGCTGTTATGGCAGATCTTTGGAAGACATTTCGCCTCAACTTGGAAGGCACTACTCTGTGGAAGATCCTACTACCTTAGTGCGATGCACTGTAGGGCAGCTGGGATCGGAAAGAGAGGAAAGGACTTTCGGTATGCCGTCGGCCAACCGATGGGAGCCCTTTCAAGTTGGGCAATGCTAGCTTTGACGCACCATGCTCTGGTGCAATTCGCAGCTTACCGAGCGGGGGAAGCGAGGTGGTTCGACCTATATGCCGTTTTGGGTGATGACGTCGTCATCGCTCATGACGGAGTAGCTCGAGAGTATGTAAGGTTATGCGAGAGGATCGGATTGGGTATAGGGATTGCGAAATCCCTCGAGGCCAGAGGTCAAACTCTGGAGTTCGCTAAAAAGTTCTTCTTTCGAGGAGAACATGTTAGTGGGCTTCCGGTGAAGTTCTGGGCGGCTGCTCAGAATACCGCTGGAGTCGCGCATGCCTTAACAGCATGGTATCCAACTGGTTCCCTTGCGAACTTTGTACGTGCTCTTGGGGTAGGTTTCAAAGGAGCTAGTAAGGTTGATGCCCCATGGGACGTCGTCCCGCGTCGGCTGAAAGTCTTATTAGTACTTTTGACTCAACCAGCAACCGAAGGCCGCTTTGCGATGAAGACATGGCTTAATTGGCTCATGTCGCGTTCAGCAGTTCAGAAGGTAGATGAAAATCGGCTCTCTGAACTCGTAAAATTCAATCCTTGGGCCACTGGCCTAATGGAAGAGGTTTTACGCCCCGCCCGTGAGCGTGTCGAAGACATGCTACCAGATATCTTCTTCGCTGAAGGAGGTACCTGGGACACGGCTGGGAGACTGATCGATGCTGATGCTAACAAAGCATTAGCCTCGGCGCAAAAGTCTATCGACCTGGCGGAGGAATCTATGAAGCACTTGCAGCGATTGGATGTGAAATTCAATCCAATCCAGGTGTCGGCGATCTTTTCACAGGTCGTCCGCTCAG